TTCCAGCCACTCTATCGCTATACAGCGATCATTGCCATATCAGATATGGCATAAGATATGGCAACGGTATGGCAAGGCAAAGTATGGCATGAGTATGGCAAGCGATTCATTGCTTCGATATATCGTTACATAGCGATGCTTGCCATATAGGGTATGGCATAAGTTAGATCGCTCTATCGTTATGTAGTAATACAGGTCAGCCATTCGCACGATAGCCTTTTTCTCGGTGTTTGACTAAGCAGATGTCAGACTCCTCATTGCCGAATACGGCAATGCCATCATACCAGTCTATCCAATCAAACGCGATAGCGGCCAACCTCGCGCCAAGATTTTTGCAAGTCGGTTGCATCTACTCATCCTGCTATTGAGAAACAACGCCAGCCAATGCAACGCAGCTATACTATAGCAACGCCAGCGACACAGGCAACGCTGCCACACTATGAGCAGGCATGACACAGGCAAGGCACGGGCCAAAGGAATCTCTTTTCTCTGTGAGGATGGAGGCCGGTGGGGGGCTCCCCCATAGCACCCATGCGCGACAGCTCCCAATGCGGAAACCCCTCTCCCCATAAAAACTCCATTTTTTAGCTATACGCATATTTATCTTCCCCATAAAAACTGGTCTTTTCTATGTCAATAGAAATGTCTTAACAGATGTTCTATGTTCATCATCTTATATGATGCTCATGTGCAAAAGTCTTATGCTATGCCTAAAGTCGTATGCTAATGTCGTATGGTTTTCCTAATGTCTTATGCTACTCAATTGTATTTTTGGTGCTGAAATACAAATCTGAATGCTTGAATTGTATTTTATACTACTCACATGAGTAGATTGTATCTTGTAGTCTTAGTTTAGGCATACAGGTTGGTAGTATGTATGACTCATCTATGAATGCTACTCGGTTTGTTGGTTGGATCGTTAGCCGCCCGTTGGTGAGTTGGATGAAGATGAATTCCTTATCTTGTTCTGGGCTGTCTGACCATCCATCGTTTAGGTGGGTAGCTGAGAAAAGGTAGGTTCCCTTGAGTATATTTACTCCTACCTTGGCTGTTACTGATAGTCCTCTTAGTATTGGGTTCTGTAGTATAGTAAAGTTGTATGAGTAGCAGTTCCATAGTTGGCTCTCTTCTATGCGCCAGTTTTTCTTTGCTTCTTCTTTGAATCTGACTGCGTTTGGTGGCAGGTTTCTGTAGAGTGCGCCGCCTTCTCTTAGGATGACGTTTATTCCCCACGTTCTGCTTGGTATGCTGGTTAGCCCTACCCACATGGCTTCTACTGGCCCTACGGGGTTTTCGTGGGTATACTTACTATCTACCCAGATGTATCTATGGGTTGGCAGTGCGCCGATTTTTGTATTCATATTATCGTTACCGATAATTATTCGGTTTCAAACTTTGATATTTGTGAAGCGCATTTGGCGTATCCTGCTATATCAACATAGGTATCCCTTGTTGGGGTGTAGCAAGCTCTCGCAAGTTTAAGGATTATCATCATGTGTGCTGCGTCTAGAGCGGAAATTGGGGCTAATGGGTCTTTTCTGCTTTTCATATACCAGTTCCATCCCTCCGCGATTCTTTCATGGTTGGACGATGCTTTGTCGTAGTCCCTTCTACGCTTTCCTGTTGTTACTTCTATTGCTGTTTCAAGTATGCTATTCATTTGTTTTTTTTGATGAGAGTTCCTGTTTTATGTGGTTACGGGAATGGTTACCTGTTGACCAGAGGTTGACCCGTTAAGGTTCTCCCGCCACAATACCACGTTATTGCATCTCAAAGTTGTTAGACGCCTATCCTTTTCTGAAGGTTACGCAGGCCGCCCATCCTTGTCTAAAGGTTACGCAGATTAGCTCTTGGGAGAATAACCAATCATTGAAATCTTCGTATTTATCCGTTAGGTAGGGATAGTAGTTTAAGAAGGCTTGGTGGCAGTCTTTCATTCTATTACCTTGATTGTTTCATCTTCACACTTCAGCCAGTAGAACTCTTCCTGCCAATACATCTCGTTTGGATCAACTCTGGCTATTCCCTTATAGTCTGGGTAGTTGTCTTTTACCCATTTGCGAAGTTGTTTCTTTGTGCGGAATGCTGCGATTGGAAGTCCATTGCTATTGTTTCTCCAACCTTGGAATAGTATGTATATTTTCATTTTCGGGTATTCATTTCTATAATGAAGCAGGCTACTACTATGCTCCATGCTAAGATTAATGCCATTATTTCGTCAGTCATAGGATTGGTAGCTTTTGTGCTACTAGACACATTGTATCGTCTTCCCAGTATAGTTTTGCGTATAGCTTTGCATATGGGTATTCTTTTTTTATGTAAGCATTCATATCCTTTTTGGTTTTGAACGCCGCTTCTGGTAGTGTGTCGCATCCAATTAGTCCACTTGATAGTATGTATATTTTCATATTTGTGTTAGTATGATTCCCATTTTTTGAGTGTTCGCAAGAATGCTTCTGCGCGTTGGCGGGCAGTTGCATGAACTGATGCATATACTGACTTACCTATCAGATAAGTTAGGCATGTGCAATAACTCATCCCATATTCGCTAAGCAAAAACTTCTCCGCTTCGTGCATGGCGTTGAGGTCGTTACAGTAGTTGTGAAACGGGCTTTCGTTGTCTCCATTAACGAGTTCCGCGATTGCTATATTGATGTCTTCGTCGCTCATATTCCGAGTAGTTTTGCTCCGTTTTGGTATCCTCCGCAGTGGATTATCTTGTCTCCTCGCTTTACTACAAAGACTGATGGTTTACCAGAATGATCCCAGTAAGAGGTTAGTTTTTCACTTACGAATTGAGTTAGTGTGACTCCCATTTTTTCTGCTATCTCCAAGGCTATAGGGTCTGTTTTATAAACGTCTTTATAGAGGACTCTCTTTATCTTATATGCGGCTATGGCCTTTAGGCAGTCTCTACATGGTAGGGTCGTTGAGATTAGTATCTTTCCTTCCCCCGGCTTAGTATATCTGAGAGCATTCTGTTCTGCGTGGATTACGAACTTTGACCTCTCTTCTCTTGATGACCAGTCTTCTTCTACACCTTGAGGGAATCCGTTATACCCTACTGAGGCTATTGAATGATCCTCTCTGAGTATCACCGCTCCTACCTTTCTCCATGGGTCTTTACTCTTCTTAGCAACTACCTCTGCTATACTCATTGCGTATTCGTCCCAATTCATTTTTTTTTCAATATATTTGCGTGCTTGTTTTGCCAGTCATTCATTCGGTCTGTGCCGTCCATTTCATCCATTGCCAGCCATGCCTCGCGCAACGATTCCCACGCTTCGTCGCGCTCTTGCTCGTATAACTCACACTGCATAATTGTTTCCATGCGCCGTGTAATTGCTTCCTCGCGCTCGCGCTGTATTCTCAAAACCTCAACCGCAAGTAGCGTTGTGTTTGCTGGGTTTACTCCAATGTGTTCGCACAAACCATTTACGGCTTTTTGTAAATCATCGCGCTCGCGTTCCAGCTTGCGAGCATACTCAATGTCCACACATGGCACTTGGTAGCCATTTTCGTTGATTGCGTTGATAACTGGCTGATCATCCGTTTCTGGTGTGTCGCTCATTTTATCGTTAACGATACTCATAGATTTGAATTTCATCTAACATATCAGATGGGTCTTGATTTCCATTTGCCATAGTTTCAATCCATCTAGCTGGGTTAATAGTAGCGGTGTGCGCCCATCCTTCACTTGTTAAGTTTTCTTCATGCGCTTCATCTACTGTTAAACACCTTATCTTGCCTTCTTTGGCGTAGATAAAAAGGAATTGTGGTATCATAGGTTGATTAGCATCTTCTTCGCCCATTCTGGCGTGTTTTCATCTACTTGCACTGCCCAGTGACCCTCTACTGATTTAGTCATAGAGAGTGCTTTTAATGGCTTTATACTAATTTGTTTAGAAGCAGTAATTACTTCTTTGGTTGAGAACCTTTCTCCGCATGAGCAAAGTCTTCTCCTTACTACTGTGCCATCTTTCTTTCTGCTATTGATGACTTCTGTAGGTGATTCACACTTCGGGCAGGTCATTTTTCTTTGGTCTTCCGCAACAATCATATTGTTTCATTCCGCGTTTTTTGAAGAAGTCTTCACAGGCTTTGCTGATCTGTTTGGAGTTGAGTGGATATTTCCATCCTACTCGACCATCATTCGAATCAACATTACCCTCAATATCTTTGCCGTTGATCTTCATTTCTTCTTTTTCATTCCCGCTGAACTCATTGCGATAGCTACGGCCTGTTTACGGCTTTTAGCAAGTGGTGCTTTCTTCGGGCCTTTAGGGTTGATGCCAGCTTTCAGTGTGCCAGCTTTGTATTCTTTCATAACTTTAGCCACCTTTGCGGCCTTACCTGCTTTTGTTGTTGGTTTTTTCATAAATTGCTTCTGGTGTTTCTATTTTATATTTATCGCAAATTGTTTTAATAATATCGTAAATTGCAACATCGTCTGGAAGATTTACAACATACTTGTATACACAAAATTTTTCGTCAATTGTTATTATAAATTCATTTTTCATAGTCCGTCCATTCCATCCCTTAGTAGTTTAAAAAACAGGTCAGCAGGGATTGTTACCTTCCAGTTCTTATTGTTCTTCTTGTGAGCCACGGCCCAAGCAATGCCATTAGCATCTCGCTCGGCCTGTTCACAAGCCTTATCTAAATTCAAATTCTGAACACACTTTACTTCAAAGTGGAGTTTGCCTTTCAGTTCTTCACATACTACATCTGGCGAGTCTTGTCCTCCAGCAAATTGTTGTCCTCGTTTAGCAGTG